CTGGCAGACAGCGCAGATGTGGATGGGTTCGACACTGTTCGCCGGTATCGGCATGGCAGCTCGCAACTACATCAACACCATCGGCGACACGACCGACAAGCGGGAGAAGCTGATGGCGTGGGACTCACTTGCCAAGCAGGCGTTCCAGCAGTCGAGCTATTCGTCGGTGATCCCGTTCATGACGGACACCATTGCGCACGACCTGGGCGTCAAGAAAGCCCTCGGTGGCGATGACACCCCTGTGTTCGCCTACGGGCGCTCCACGGGTCTCGACAGTGGCGTCCAGGGCATCCCAACCCTGGCAACCGGACGTGCCCTGTGGGGTCTCCCAAGGCTCGCCGTGACGGCTCTCGATCCGCACTCTAACGTAACTCAGAAGCAAGCCAAGGATGCGATGTCGCTTCTGTGGTTTCAGAACGTCACTGGCGTTCGCAATGGTCTCTCGTGGATGGCTAACCAGCTCCCGAAAGACGACCCTCAATAACCTCTGGAGATACATGACGCCTCTCGCTCGTGGCTACTCCTTCGTCATGTATCTGGCGGAGGATGCAGCCACGTACACCATCCCCTTCCCCTCCCTGCACAACGAAGACTTCCGTGTGTTCGCAGGGGATGTGGGCGATGCTGTTGAACAGTCCTTTACCTGGGCTGGCCCTACCGAAATTCGATTGTCCGCCCCGGTGCCTGTTGGCATCCTGGTGACGATCCGCAGGTTCACGCCGCGCGACCGCACTCTCATTGAGGTGCAGGCCGGCACTCAGCTTCCCGCTGAGGACTTGAACACCAACGCAAAGCAACTCCTCTACATCCTGCAAGAGCAGATCGACTTCGGCTCTTACGGCGGCAGCGGCCTCCCTGGCGGCGGCTCCGGCTGGACTGGTCAGGACGGCGGCCCGCCCTCACTGGCTATCCAGCAGATCATCGACGCACTGATGGCTTCGCCCATCATGGGCATCCTGACGACTCGTTTAGACGACATCGACAACACCGCCGAGACGCTGCTGGAAGAACTCCTGCGCAGCGATCAGACCTTCGATGAGCGGCGAAAGATCGATGGGCGCATGGCGCTCGCTGAGAGCACGCTTGAGACCATCGAAGACAACACGCAGTCTGTGGCAAAGCAGATCACCGAGCTGTTCGCTAAGTTCGACGATAGCGCCGCACAGTTCATCCAGGTCAATCAGGCACTCGCCACTGAGACCGAGGCACGCACCACGTCCGCCACGCAGCTCAGCGCGGCTATCAAGGACAACCTGGCGCAGATCACTATTGTGCAGGAGGCCGTCGCTACGGAAACCGAAGCACGCGCGCAGGCAATCACGAAGGTGACCTCGGACTTCAAGACGGCTGACGATACGGTCACCAAGGCGATCACGCAGACCCTTCAGACCACCTACGCAACCAAGGACTACGCGCAAGGCGTGGCGACCACTGCGGTTGAAGCTTTCTCCAACGGGAAGTACGCGCACCTTGAAGAACGCTTCGAGGCCCTGGTAGACGGCACCTCCGATCCTAACGGTGAGTGGCAAGCTAACTGGTCTGTCCGTATCAACGGCGGTGCCATTGACGGCACGCCTGTTATCGCAGGCGTCGGCCTGGGTGTGGACAGCAAGACCGGCAGTAGCTTCATCGTCATGGCTGACCGCTTCGGCTTCGTCTCTCCCTCGTACACCAGCAATGGCGGCGTGCAGCAGATGAAGTATCCGTTTGTGATCGGCACGGTCGGCGGCGTGAGCACCGTGGGTATCCAAGGTCAGCTCATGGTCGATGGCTCGATCACTGCGAACAAGATCAAGACGAACACACTGTCTGCTATCTCGGCCAACATGGGCGAAGTGAATGGCGGTTCGTTCCGCACGTTCCAGCTCGACGCCAATGGGGCCATCATCAACCCGCAGGAGTTCCGCGCGGAGCTGACGAACAACCCTGGCGATGCCTACCCCATGTGGATCGGCGGCGGGGTCAAGAACTACAACAACGCTGTGTTCTGTGTCGATCGCTCGGGCAACGCCAAGTTCTCCGGCACGGTCTCTGCACTGAACCTCACCGACAACTTCCAGGCGCAAGCCACGTTCGGATGGAACGGTGACATCGCCGCGAACGTAGGCGGTGTAGCTGCGCAGTTCACGTTACCTGCGCCGGTCAAGCTCGGTCAGTCACACACGCCCGTGCTCTTGGGCGAAGTCTCCTTCTACGGTTCTGACAACGACGGCTCCGCTGCAGCAGGCGCGGTTATCAATGTTGAACGGCTAGACGGCAGTACGTGGGTCGCTGTACGCAGCACCGGCTACGACGTTTACAAGTTCATCACCATCCCGGCCGCCCTGGTCTTCGTGGATACACCCACGACCACCGCACGCACCTATCGAATCCGACTGGTTAGCGGTAACCAGGACTTCCATCTCAAGGCCACTAACGGCTACATCTTCGGACTGAGGTAATCATCGCAACCAACGATCCAACCGGCTATGTGTCCAACGCGACACTAGCCGCTCGCATCTCTGCGCTCATCGACAAGTGGAACGGTTACAAGAACGCTCTACGCGACATGCTGACCAAGAAGGACGGCACGGTAGACATGGAAGACGGTACGGGTGCCATCGTGACCCTACCGACCTTCCCGGCCCTGCAAGCGTCCGTCAACATCCTCACGGACTCGTTGACTGGCGCTGTGTCTGAAGCGCAGAACATCAACGCTCAGACCGTGATCTACATGAACGCGGCGGGCAAGTCGGCCACTGACGCCGATGTGGCGCGTGCGGCCTCCTACGTTTCCCGTGATGCATCCCAGGCTTCGGCCGATGCATCTGCCGGCTCGGCTTCCAGCTCAGCCGCGCAGGTGGGCCTCGCAAAAGATCAGGTGGCCCTTGCGACCACGCAGGTGAGCCTTGCGACCGATCAGGTAGCCCTCGCTACCAACAAGGCTACGGCGGCGGCTGGCAGTGCTACCGCTGCGGCGGGAAGTGCAGCCACGGCAGGCACCAAGGCGGACACCGCAACGAACCAAGCAGTCATCGCAACGAACCAAGCTGCGGCTGCAGTGGTCAGCGCGACCGACGCCAAGGCCTCACAGGGTCTCGCGTTGAACTATGCGAACGCTGCGGTGAACGTCGAGGTCACGCCGGGGTACTTCTCGGCGCTCCATTGGGCTGAGCAGGCGCGATTGAACGTGCTGGGTTCCCTGGTGTTCAAGGGTAAGTTCGACGCGAGTAAAGGCGCGATGCCGACCGAGCCACACCTCGGCGACTTCTACATTGTCAGCGTAACGGGCACGGTCAGCGCGGTGAAGTACACGACGGGCGACATGGTGTTCTTCGACGGCACGGCTTGGGATCGTATCGACAACCAATCAACCGTATCGAGCGTTGCCGGCCGCATCGGTAACGTGGTCATCGGCATCTCCGATCTGGCGGGCCTACAGGCCGCTCTCGATTCCAAGCAGGGCAACCTGGGGTTCACTGCAGTCCAGCAGGGAACCGGCATCGGTCAGCTGAACAACGTTATCAAAATTGGCTATGCGGGCGCCTCTGGCAAGACCAAGCTCACGGTCGATGCTACCGACTTTGGAAACATCGCTCTTGAGAGCTGGGCCAGCGGTGCTTTCGTTACTCGCAACCAAGCGAACGACACACGCGGTACGACGTTCCAGGCACCTAATCCGCCGAACATCGCAAACATCAGCGCAACAGGTAACGACCGAAATACCGCACTGCTGATTAGCAACGGCTCAAACGGTAACGCGTCAGCAACGATGTCCTTCATTCGCGAGGGCATCTTCGGTGCCCACTTCGGTCTCGACACGGACAACGTGCTCAAGATCGGCAGCTGGTCTTTCGGCGCAGTGGCATACCGAGTGATCCACGAGGGCGTGTCGAATTGGGTGTGCCCCGGTTCCTTCACCACATCCTCTGCAGCCGGCGCAACCATGTCCGGCAACGGCAGCGGCATGCAGATGAACGGTAACTGGTGGCACTCGGGCGAGCTGTACCACCTCAACGCTAACTCGTCTGCGTGGGTTCGCACTCCGCGCATGTTCGTCCAGTCCGGCGACCCTGGAGCTGGCGCTTCCGAAGGTGACATCTGGTGCTGGTGACGCATGATTAGGCGTCGGCAGGGTGGCACATGGATAGACCCCGGCACCTTCAAGCGTCGCCAAGGCGGCGCTTGGGTCGTGTGCCAGAACGTCTACCGTCGCCAAGGTGGCGGATGGGTTCTTATCTGGCACTACAACGTCAGCGGTACGGTAAGTCCTGCGCAGGCAACAGGCTCCTTAGTCGCCACTGGCCCTTCGGGACAAGTGCAGACCTATGCGGTCACCGCGACTGGATCAGGCGGCAGCGGCGCGTACACATACGCGTGGTCGATTGCCACCGTCAGCTCCGGTAACCCGCCGACCATCTTGAACCCGAACGGTGCAAGCACAGGGTTCTCCCGCAACGTGACACAAGGCATCGGCATCGTTACGGGCACTGCACAGGTGAGGATCACAGACGCCAACGGCTCGTCGTCCGTCGTCGTGGATGTCCCTTACTCCCTCTCCTATTCCACAAGGCAGTGATGACTATGGATTCAGCACTACAAGCGAACCTGATCGCCCTCAAGGTCTCCGGGGACAACGTAGGTTTCTCCACATTGCTCTGGAAGTACGGAGACGGAATCGAGCAGGATGCTCTGGCACTCCTCCCCGCCGTGGGAGGGGGCACCTACGCAACCGACAGTCTGCAACTCGCCGAAGCTGTGCGAGTTCTTCTGATGATTGACCGCAGCGATAAAGCGAATGCCGCACTGGCTGCTGCTGATCGCCGGCTGGCCCTCCTGGCACTTACGGAATCCGAGGCAGACCCTCTCGATCCTGCTGCGTTCACTGCGGCAACGAAGGCGGCCGATAGTTACCCGGAGTTCTCCCCACGAGTCAGCGCGATCCAGCAGGACGCTCTGTCGCGTGTGCAGGCCGACGTGTCCCTGTGGCGCTCCGGTAAGAACATCACGCTTCCCGACACGCTCCCTGTGCTGCTGCGTACTTCAGTGGACGGGGCGCGTGTGGAGACCAGCAAGGGCGTGAGTGTGCCTATCGGTGTTGTCGAACGTATCTGGCAACTCACGAGCCTCGCTCGATCCGAAGGACGCACACTGACACCCGAGGACTTCCTGCGGGAAGGAGGCAACGGGATAGGCGAGTTCACCCTCACCGCAGTAGCCACGGACAGCTCCATCGTCGTGAGCTGCCACAGCCTCGACAGCTACGAAGTCGAACGCATCTTCAAACGCTTGGGCCTCGCTACAGGCGAGACCACCTAATCATCAACGATCATGGATAACGATACGAAACTACTCGCCACCTTGGGCGTCACCGGGGCCATCATCGGCCTCGGCAAAACCCTTGCTTCGAGCGCGCCTTCTAACTGGAAGATCGCCCTCGCGCGTTGCATCACTACTGCGGGTCTCAGCATGAGTGCTGCGTTCGCTGTCGTGATCTTTCCCTCGCTCTCGTTCACGGCCTCTGTGGGCCTCGCAGCAGCCCTGGCATCCTTGGGCACCTCTGCTCTGGAGCGGCTGTTCTCGCGCTTCCTGGGAGGCACCAGTGGCGGCCAGTAAAGACTCTCTCGAACGCCTGCACACGGCAGTCGTCAACAAGCTGGCGGATAGCATCGAGGCGATGCCTGCGGGTGAGAAGGGTCTCGCTGCGATCCTCAACGTGGCCCGCCAGATGCTCAAGGACGAAGGGATCGAAGCTGTTCCTGTTCCCGGCAGTGCTACCGGCAAGCTTGCTGAAAAGCTCAAAGAGTTCCCCTTCGATCCCACCTCTGATCGGAGCCATTGACCGAGCCGCATCCCTTCGAGGATTTCCGTAACTTTGTCTATCACATCTGGAAGGAGCTGGGCCTACCCGCGCCGACTCCTGTCCAGTACGACATCGCTGCATACCTGCAATACGGCCCTCGCCGTCGCGTCATCGAAGCCTTCCGAGGCATCGGCAAATCCTGGATCACCGCAGCGTACGTCTGCTGGCTTCTGTGGAAAGACGCACAACACAAGGTACTCGTCGTCTCGGCATCCAAGGATCGCTCTGACGCATTCTCGATCTTCACCAAGCGACTGATCGAGACCATTCCCGAACTGGCTCACTTGAAGCCCAAAGGCGACCAGCGCAACTCGAACCTCGCGTTCGATGTCGGCCCTGCGAAACCCGATCAGTCCCCTTCCGTGAAGTCGGTGGGTATCACCGGCCAGCTCACCGGCTCGCGTGCTGACACGATTATCGCGG